ACTGAATAAGCATTTTAGACAGGTCATCAACAATCGAGCGCGCCATGTCTTTAAAGGCATCTTTAAAGCTCTTAGCTCCAGAAATAGCGTCGTAGAAACTGTCCGTAAACGAAGCCATAGACTGCTCTGCAAGCTGATCTATCCTTTGTGCTAGCTGCTCTGCTTGTTTATCGGTATCGGCCAAAGCAAGCTGGAATCGCAATAATCCCTGCATTGCAGAATCTACGAAAAGATCATGAGCGTTCATTTTACGGCGTTCTACTTGCTCGCGGAACGTCGCTTCTTCTTCAGCGAGGCGATTGCTGAGACGAGTCAACATCTCCTTGTCAGCACCCTCCTTCGCGAGTGCCTTAGTAATGATATCTCTACGTCGCTCTAGTGACTCTTTCTGCGCTTCTTCTTCAGTAAGTAAAGACTTACGAAGATTCTCTAAGCTCTTAGTAAACTGCTCTTCAGCAAGCTTCTCTTTCGCTCTACGGTTGCGCTCCATAGCTTCTGTGTCACGATCTAACTGCTCTTCGTGTGCTAAGAACGCTTGGAACTCTCTGTCTGCCGCATCTGCCGCCGCATCACTTGCTACCTTACTTTCTCGTAAAGCACGGGCTCTATCTATCTCTGCCTGTATGGCTTCGTGTTGACTTGGCTTGATATTTTCTAGCGCATCTAATTGGCGCTCTAGGCCATCTATGTACGCGTCAATTGGATCAAGGCCGAATGCTTCATTTTGAGCTGTTAAGGTATTGAGAAACTCTTTAGCTTTCTTGTCGGCTGCCTTGGTATCTTCCTCTATGTCCCCATATGGATTACCGCCAGCTTGCAAAGCGGAGAGTACTTTTCTTTGCTCTTTGATTTGACGATTGAGAACGACATTCTGTGCGTTCAACAGCAGTAGCTTGTCTTTCTGATCTTCATAAATATTACTTTGCTTGAGCTCAGAAGTTGCTCTTGCCTTTATTAACTCAATACCAGTTGCTTGCGCTCCGTTAAAAACCTCCAGCATGCGTTTAGCATCTGCCTGTTTCTCTGTGGCTTCCGCGCGGTTTTTCTGGTTCTCTCTTAATTTCTCATTGAGCGAAACAAGCGAATCAAGCTCTTCATCAGTCATAAAGGCCAGTTCTGCACCCGCAAGAACACCAGCCTCTCTAGCCGTCTTCTTAATTGCCTCTGAAAGCTCTTCTAATTGCTTCTCACCCTCTTTGACGTCCTTAACAAAGGCAGTGGCAATACCGGCGCCAACGGCCAGCACAGCACCTAAGAGAGCGCCCTGAGGGCCGAAGAGAGACGCGATCTGAGAACCCTGCTGACCGAATACGATCATTGCATTGGTTCCCATACTTAGCTGAACAGCAATATCTTGGATCTGATGACCGAACTGACCAGCACCGCCGCGCATGAAACGGAACTGCTGATTGAGCGCTTTGCTCTGACGCTGGGTATTCCGCATCGAGCGTTGCATGGACTTAAAGGCTTTCTCGGTATTATCTTTGCCTTCGAGGACCGTTACTACGCGTTCTTGTTGCATCTGAGCTTTCCTTTAGCTTTTGGTTCCTTATCTTAAAATAGGTAAACCAATGATTAAACTCACTGACGGTCATGCTCAGAACTGTTGAGAGAGGCTGACCAAGGTGATCCGCGAGTTCATACATATAAAACAACTCGCTAAGTTCTCCTTGATCATTTAGGAGTTTTTTTCGCGGTCCTCTTCGGTTTCACCGTCAATTTGCAGAACGAAGTTTGCAACTCGCGAAAGCACCTCTGGATCAACATGAGTACGAAGCTTAACCTTGTCGCCAATGTCAAAGACTGGCTCGCCCTTATCATCTGTACAACCGAATATGACTGCATAGACCATGTAATCAGTCGTATCGCCATCGGCACGACGAACCCATTTGCCTTTGTCATCGAGTGACAAGTTTTTGGAATAGAGAGTTACATCCCACTCTGGGACATATAACTCTCGTATTTCCTTGTTACTGAAGTGCGATACCGCTACATCAATTAACTTTGACATTAAAGTCAACCTCTACTTGTGAGAGTTATACGCTTGTTTCTTGCAATGTGCCTGTGCCAGTTCCGTTAAATGTTACTTCAACAAGGCCGTCAAATGATTGACTACGGCTGATAGAAGTCACAATCACAGAACCAGTGTAGTACGTCTTGCCAGATGTATTACCTTCTGGGTAGAGATTAAGAGTGACTGTGGCGCCTTCATCTAGCGCAAGCTGACCGGTTGTATCACTAGAATCGTAATAACAATTGACAGTTGCACTCCATGACTTTTGAGTAGCCTTGTTAGTCATGAAATCATCACCCATGACAGTGTCATTGACGATCTCAGATGAGCTCTCTAAGCTAAAGTCACGTACTTCTGCGACAGCATTAGTGCCGACGTAGACTGCGCCATCCTTACCTATAAATGTTGACATGATTTTCCCCTAACGAGATAAATGAAAAATATTTTACCCTAGCCTATGTGGTAGGACTACCCTCAGTCGTTGCATATTGAACTTCAACTGTTACACGTCCCAAAATCATAGGTTGATCGCCCTGATCTGAGATGTCTGCTTCAAAGGACAATACTCGTGTGTCTTGAGCGCGCCCTCCCCGCGTGAGATCTGTATAAAGCGCTGCTTCTATCTCTGCGGTAATCTTGTCCATAGTGTCATCGTAATCCGATACGGCTTTTACATATGCCTCTACAACGACTTGCAACGTCCTATTCTGAGTGCGCGGAGGATTAATCGTTTGATAAGAAGTATCTTCGGATAGCGTATAAATCGCCAATCCTGGAAGCTTATCTTCGCGCAAGGGATAGATACGAGTGGGATATACGTTCGCCTTCGTAGTCGTCAGGCCGGTCAATGCGGTGACTACGTTATCGCGAATAGCTGTGCGGATGTGACTCATTGTTTCTCAAGCGCCAATTCAGAAATGCCAGTGCCATCGGGCATTATGGCTACGATTCGATATTCGTTTAATGAGCCATCCACGGTAATAGATACCTTGTCGCCTTCCGTGATTTCACTCACATCAGAAGAACGACAAGTTAATCGAGGTTGCTGTACAGAAAATGTCACCGTTCCACCGACATCCTCAAAAACATGATCGGCGTCAAAGATCGCAGTGAACGTCGTTGACGCACCGAACAAAGGAGCAAAAGTTATTGTCTGACCAAAGTCGGCCAGCATAGTGGAGCGGAATACATCCGTCTCTACAGCCATTATTCATCCTCAGGCTTTGCCTTAGGTGGACGACCACGACGCTTAGGCTTCTCTTCAGAGTCTTCCAGAGCGACAGCGCGGTTTCCCTTCTTGGGCTCTTCATGATGTGGCGCCAAGCGACCAATTGCCATCAAGTCTTTCGCAAGCTGATCAGTCAAGTCAGAAACGACATCCCCAACTTTGTGACGTGAACCCTTGATAATGCAGTCTCTAATTACTTCGTATTTCATAAAACCTCCTAAAAGGAAACCCGCCCCGAAGGGCGGGTCATACTACTTACTGGTCGTCGTTACCGAGACAGAAGCTAACAGCGTTACGTACAGCAACGTCGATAGTCTGGAACGCTACGATGCGAACAGAACCTGTAGTTGACAGGCTGTATGGGTCAACAGTGATGTCTACACCGGCTCCCCACATACCTACGAGCAAATCAGAGAAGTTACCGAAGAACATATCACCAGCAGTACACTGGTTAGATACGATTGCGCGGTAGCCATTGATTGTGCCGCCAGGCTCTACAACGAACTGAGCAGTGTTAGTTGCTTTCTCAGTTGTCTTCAAGCCGCCGTACATTGCCGCTGGCAGGATGTAAGCAAGGTTACCAACGAGTGCGTTATCTTCCGCAACCGCCGTTTCCATGTCTACGACCTTAGCGTATGAAGGTACGAGGATAGGTGAAGTACCGAAGTCAACAGTGTTGATTCCAGATGTGTTCTTGATGCCTGTAGGCTGACCAGAAGCGCCAGAACCTGCAAGAGCAGCCAAGTCAACAGCGAGAGCCAAAGACTGTGCGAGGTCATCACGTACCAGTGCTTCCGCGTCCAAAGATGCTTGCTGACGCAACTGACGTGTAATGTCAGTAAACGCTGCGAGCTGACGTGGAACCATTGTTACTGATGTAGTTTGCATTTCTGACTCAGTAGCCGCGTTGCCCTCAGTAGCAATCCATGTAGCAGAAGCTGAAGAAGACTTCTTCGGAATCGCTACGTCTCCGCTCAAACCTGTCAGCATGCGAGCACCAGCTTGCATTACTGAAGATGAGTTGCGGAGTACGTCGATGAACTCAGCGCCACGGAAATCATCTGAGAACAAGTCAGACTCATCCGCTGAATTGAGGTCACGTTGGCTAAGTACCTGATAAGGAACCATCAGACCTTGTGGGTCTTTGCCAGAACGCTTTGCAGTTGCTTCTGATACCTCGAACTCGAAAGCAGCAGCTTCGCGAGCGCGACGGTCAGATGGGTTAGCAAGAGCGTTAACGACGTTGAAGAGCGAGAAGCGCTTAACTTCTTTCTCAGTCAGGCCGATGTCGTGAGACTCAAGTGGCTTGGTGCCAATCTGGTCAAGAACAGCGCCACGGACTTCATCGATTGACTTACCTTCAGCAATAGCACGTTGACCGAGGTCAGCCATGTTGTGCTTAGTAGTCAATGCCATGATTTCTGCGGCATTACGAGATGCGGTTTTCTTGGCTTCTGCCTCAACCGCTGCAATATCAACTTCAGACATTACGTCCTCCTTAAAGTTGGTTTTGATTGAAGGTTGGGTAGAAGCTTCATTTGAACGACCGACGCCCACCAGGTCAGATTGGTCAGCGGGGATGCTTACAAGCGAGGCTTCTAGGGGCTTCCATGACTTAGCTACAAACGTATCCTTGTCACTTCGCTCCATTTTTTTCACGGCGTAACCAATAGAAATATTGGCTTTAATGCCGTCTACTACATCGTCAAAAGCCTCTCTAGCAAGTGCGCCTTTTCCAAAGCGAACCGTCGCACGTAGCCTACGTGCCGAGCCGTCAAGTTCTGCCGATTCTACGACGCCAACTTGCTTCTCAGGATCGTGATCCAGAAGCAGCGGGGCGCGACCGCTATTGAGGAAGCTCATATCAATGGCGTCCTCACTGTGTTCAAGTACTTCTTTACCGTAAGAGCGCTCAACGGGCTCTTCAGATGAAATAGACATGCGTACACGGCGAGTGTCTTCCTCTACCGGCTTCGCATCTAAGTGCATAGAGCGACGTTCAACTTCTGCTACAACATCACGTTCAGCATCATGTCCTTCTCGCTCTTCTTCCTCATGACCGTCACGCTCGTCTTCTTCGTGACCATCACGCTCCTCTGGCATAGATTTGCCATAGGTAATAATGTAAGACTCTTCAGTCTCTTCGATATTCTGGATGTGACGCTGCTCGAGGTCTTCTTCTCGAAGCTCAACGTCTTCTACTATCGCATCGCTCATTTCAATGTCCTCGTCTGCAAATGTCACGACGTCCTCGCATCTTCCCTTGGAAGACATGGGATGTCCAGATGGTAACAAAT